ATATTCTTCTTTATTTAATAGATAATGAATTATATCTTCAGTTTTAACCAAATATAAATCCTTCGTATAACGAGGGTCTCTAAACCAATACATTTCTGTAATTTTAAAGTCATTCATATTTCTTAATGCCTGATCATATATTTCGTAATAGATTGGATCATATCCATTTGGTGTTGATACCACAATTACTTTACCCCCTGTGGATAGGGATGCCATACAAGCAGCCCAAAAATCACTGTCTGCCTCAATAAATGCCGCCTCATCAAATATAAGAACCGTAGGTGTAAATCCACGAAGGGCATCCTTTGATGTTGCCACCGCTTTAACCTCACATCCATTGTTTAATTTATAATGTTTTTGTGAATTTTTTTCCGCCGCAAAATCAATTCCCACCCATTTCGGCCATTGTCCAACAAACCCTCTAATTTTATTCGCCATCTCTAACGACGTATCCAATTTGTTGGCAATAATTAGAATTTTTTCAGGTTTGTTTTTTTTAGCGAATGCTAATTTTTTAGACACCCAAGCCGCGGTTACTGTTGATACACCCGCCTGACGGTACTTCAGTGCAATGTTTTCATTGAAGTTTTCATAATCGTCTAACAATGATATCTGATCGGGAAATAATTGTAGTGGAACATATTGTGACACCGTATTATCGTAAGTTTGTAGATATGTTTTTAATGCGTATGGAGTGTCCTTCATACATTTGACATACTCCAACATTACTTGTTCTTTAGTAAAAGCCATAAAACTATTTAACTATAAATATCAAAACCCCCAGTTATTTACATAAAAGGGGGTTTTATTAATTATTTAAATATGTTATAGTCCTAATTGTGATAAGATATCATTATCATCTTCTTCTTCGTCTTCATCCTCATCATTACCTTTATATTTTTGGTAATCAGATTTTGCACGTTTAAGAATGTCCTCAAAAGTTCTTCTTACTTTATTATTATCTTCCTCTCTTTCAGATATTACATTAGACATAATTTCTTTTAGGAATCTTTCTGCGGGGATACCGTAAAGGATTCTTTCAAAGAAAGGAATATAAACCTTACTTCTTTCGTCTAAAATTAATTCATCAGGTAATAATGTTCTTAACTTTCTTACAAGTTCTGCACCAACTCTAAATTGCATTGGTTCATTTGAGAATACATCAGTTTTACCCATAACATCTTGTGCCATTGACGGATCCATATCTCTCCATTGTTCTCTTGACGCAACTGACGCAAAACCTTTAACTAATTCGTGTAATAAAATGGGAAATATTATGCCATTTGCAACAACAACATCCATTCCTTCACCTTCTTCACCACCTTCTTCGTCGTCGTCTTCATCACCACTCTCAACACTTGATGAACCTGCGGCATTCCCACCCATCATTTCAATTAAATCTTCGTTAGTAAAATATATTAAATCATTCCCTGACATTATTTTATTGTATAAAGAATACAATCTTGGATCAATCTCATCTAATCTATCTTTAAAAGCTTGGTATGAAAATTGTCCTCTTTTACCCTTACCTTGAATCAATGCGTTGATGACGTGTCTCTTTTCAATCTCAAGTTGTCTTTGTTCTTCAGGTGTTAATTCGTCAATATCAAATGAGAAATTTGGTGGAAGTTCCAATTTAGGTAAATCCTTTTCTTTCATTTGGAACTGACTTGGATCAATCTTTTGTTCGTTTAAGAATGCATCAACATTGATAAATTCAAAACCATATCTAGTTCCGGCACCTTGTATTGGTGATTTACTAACATCTTTGTTTTTAATCGCATCATCCATAGTTAATGAATAATCTAACCACCCTTCTTCTTTCGCGGCAATTTCCACCGCCAAATCTTTTAATTTATCTTTATGGGATGATTCAATAATCATTGATTGTTGAGCCGCACTCATCATTTCCGCAACAATAGATCTCATTACATGCGGATCAGTTATATTTTCTTGAGTGTTAAAATATCTTTTAACATAATCCACAACCTCTTTAAATCTTTTTCCGGTAATTTTCTCAACATCAGAAACCCCACCTTTAAATGCTCTGTTTTTTGCATATATGTTTTCAGGATCCTCAATTCTACTTTGAGTTTTTGGGTCCATTCTTTCAGGATAATCACCATAATCTACAGGTGCTTCTTTTATTATCTTCCTGATTAATCTTTCTAAGTCCTTATCTGCCATTTTATTATTTTAACGCTTGTTTAATTTGATTCATAAAAGTCATTTTAACATCATCCTTACTATTACCTCTTGGTTGTTCTTTCACACCAGGATTTGGGTTTTTAAAAGGGTTACCTCTTCTTTTTGGTGGATTTTTTGTTCCGGGTTCTTTTTCTTTAGTTCTTTCTTTTTCTTGTGTTCCTTGTTCATCCATAGGTGTTTTACCCGCGGAAAACATTCTACCAATTGGTTTACCCATTTTTTTCATTTCCATACCTTCATTTTTAGAAAACATAGTATTTCTTTTCGGGTTCCTCAACATCATACCTTCAGATTTTTCTTGGATTGTTTTTTTAATCTCACCTTTAGTTAATCTAGGGTTTACGTGATTGTGAACCATCTCAACTATTCTATCCTCAAGGAATTTTTCGTAACTTTCCTTTTGAGTCTTCTTTTTATAATTAACTGTTTTTTCAGGATGTATCTTTTCCGGCATTTTTTTATAATCTTTTTTAGTTGTGTCGTCAGAAAACTCTTTTGCCATTTTACACCACTTTGTTTTTTCTTTACCTTTAGAGTTATTACATTTTGCCCAAAATAATCCTTGTTGAGATTTAGATTCAAATTTTTCCTCCAATTCAACAGATGCGTTAGGGTCTGTTTTAGTTACCATATTTTGAACTGCTTCCATATCTTTAGGATTTTTTAATGGTTGATACACAGTTTTAGTAACCGCCTCTTTAGATTCTTCTTTTTTAAATCTTTCCGCCAAAATTTTAATTTGGTTTTCTGACATATTTGTTAAAGTGGAAAAATGAATTCCATTCTCCAACAATACGGTTATAGGGTTTTTAGTTTTCATATACTACTTTTTTTTCAAACTCAAGAACGATATCTCGTTCATATAATTTATTTTTTACTTCTTCTTCGGTTTGTCCAAATTTAAACACTAACCTTTTTGTTATAGAGAAATCCAGTTCTTCGGTTTCTTTCTCCCAACCTAATGCAATAACATCGTCAGTTGCGTCTATAAGTGAAAAAACATCGGAATCTTGTATTAATTCCAATGTTATTTCTCCGTTTCTTAATACACCAACTTTTTTAACATACTCAATGTCGGGAGGAAGTGGGTAACCATTTGCTGGTTTTGAATCCCAATTTTCACCCCAAACTTCTAAAGTTTCTGAAAATATAAATTCATATATATTATCGCCTTTATAATTTGGACCTAAACCATTGATGTATATTAATTTATTCATAGAATATTTCCTTTTGGTGAAATTTTAACTTGGTTTTCGTTTAATTTGAATACCAAATTTTTCTTATTTGTAATTCCAATTAATCTTGCCTTTTTATTTTCACTCAAAAATTTAACTGACATTCTTTCTTGACTAATTGTTTCAGACAATCTTTTAATTTCAGATCTAGTTTCAGAAATGTGATTTCTCAATTCCTGTCTTCTTTTTTCTTCATTTAATTGTTTTTCTTTATCGTCAATTTCAAAATATTTTTTAATGATTTTGTCTACTTTAGATTCACCAAATGTTCCGTGAGATAAATGACCTTCATCATCATACATTCTTCTGTGTTTTCTCGCACCTCTCATAGTATAATCATCTTCATCTTCCTCCTCGTCTTCAAAACTAAATTCATTTTCTTCATCCTCATCATCAAAGAAATTACCTCTCATAGAAAATTTATCATCTTCCATATCAAAATCTTCCATATCAAAATCTTTCATATCATCTTCGTCAAACATTTCGTCCATACCAGGTAATTTTTTACTCATAGATGAGGTATATGCTCCTTTAAGTTTGTTCATAAACTTATCACCCAAGTTTTCCATTTCAGCCATTTCTCCTTCGGCAGGTGGAGGTAATTCTCCTTCTTCTTCTCCTTCAGGTGATGGTTCCATAGGTTCTTCAATGTTCATACCATCTTCTGACGGCATTCCTTCTTCTTCGTCTTCAAAACGAGAAAGGATTTCATCAACATCGTCCTCATCTAATACAGACAAATCTAATGACGATAAAATTGAATTGATAACATATTTAACATCGTTACTATCCATAGATTCGTCTTCATCCTCACCTTTTGAATCAAAGTCACGAATTTTTTGTGCTAATTTCCCTGTTAATTTTTGAATTGATTTAAATGTAACTTCTTCTTCATTGTCTTCCATCTCACCATCTTCCATACCTTCTTCAGGTGCTGGAAATTCTCCTTCAGGTTCTACAGGCATTTCTTCAGGTGCCGGAGCGGGTGCCGGAGATGCGACAGGTGCCGGAGCGGGAGCGGGTGCGGGTGCCGGAGCGGGAGCTGGGACAGGAGCTTGTTCGTCAAGTTCATCCATACTATTTGGATCCATATCTAACTTTTCCGTCATATCTCTTTTAAGATAATATTTTTTCTCTTCACCAAACATTGATACCTCACTTTTATTTTCGTGAAGAACATTTAATTCTTTAGCCATTAAATTTAATCTTTTTAATGCTTGAGAATAAGATGGGTAATATTTTCTATGTTTCATCTGATCAATATATTCTGAAACACCTTCAGAAATTTGATTTTTAATGATATAACCCAATCTTTCTTTAACTATTTCATATCTATTACCATCGGCAAGAGAACGAGAATATTCTTTTGATTCAATTTCATTCACAGGGTTTGGAATATGTTCATTATAACGAGAAATTTCAATAATTCTCTTGATTTTATCCATTCCTTGTAGTTTTTCACTACCTATCGGTCTTAAACTTCCCATTTTGTGTTTTTTTTATAAAATTATTTTTTATTATATAAATATATCATAATCATCGTTTATTAACACAACGATTAAATATGGCATTTTTTTTTAATTAATTGATAATTTTTTATCTAAAAATTCATTACCAAAATTGTATAATTTTTCAATATACCCATTTCTTCTTAACATTTTAAATACCAAATTTTCATTAGAGTATTCTCCATCTTTTTCTAATCCGCAGGTTCTATATTTTTTTAATTTGTCCTTATATTTTTTAATTATTTCTTTGGCGGTATCAATGTCTTCATCTTTCATATTATCAATTACTCCGTCAATAATATCCATCCATT